CTACACGATGGCGGGACTTACACTCTCACCACAAAAGAAAAAGGAAAATTCGGACGATACTTAGGCGTCATAAAGCTGGAAGACGGAACAAGTATCAATGGAGAGCTTGTTAAAGAAAACTTAGCAGTTGCTTATCACGGACAAAACAAGTCAGAGATACAGAATGCTCATAAGGAAAACTACAAGAAGCTAAAAGAAAAAGGCATTATCTAATGCAAAATATCACTGTAATAAAATCTAGCTTGATGGTGCAGGAACTTATCGCTTAGCTCATCATTACCAAAAATAAACTCATCCATATTTGCCAAGTTAAATGCCATAGTAGCAATATAGTTAAAGTCATCTTCGGACATTCGTTCTTCTGCCAGTTCTAGCCAATCTTCTAAATCTTCGTTGCTTTTAATTTCAAATTGTAATCTTTTCATTTCAACGCCTCTAGAAGTAATGGCAATTTATAAAAGCTAGTTAGATGTTTAAATTTTATGAGTCTAGCGTCTTCTTTAATTGCTTGTTTAAAAATAGCCTCACCTTTTTTGTAGTCTTTTGCAACATCAGTTTCCCAAAACCAAAATTTAGCACAGCATCCCATAATATATACGGCATTTTCAGGATAATTTATAGCGGCAAAAATATAAGCATCGCATTGTTGATTACGAAGGTAGTCTGTCAGCATTATAGTATGGTGTTCTTTTATCCTACCAAAAATAAAATTAGTCGTTTTAACATCTACTTTAATGCCTTCAACTAAGAAATCATACTCATAAGTATTGTCTACGCTGTGATCAATACCAAGACTTGCAAGCGCCTGAGAAACAGCCAGTTCTCCGATAATCCCAGTTACAGATGAGTTATTATTAACAGACCTAGAATTCAAGGTATTAGGACTATCTTCAGCAATCTCACGCCATAGCGGATCTATTTCAAGAATTACTTGTTTCAAAGGTAGGCCACGGCACATGAATGCCCATCTTGTCACCAAAGTGACGGTTTAAGGTCTCATACACTATAACGTAGTCTAGCTTCTCTGCGCTGGCGGTAGAATCCTTGCCTGTAATAGCTTCCTGCACAGGCTTCCAGAGGTGTTCTTTAACGCCTGCCATCGTCCAATCAATGCTTGCTTTATGCTCTAAGACCTTCTCCATTCCCAAGCCAGCAGAGTTCAGCTCGTCAGCCATGAGCTGACACCAAACGTGTAGAGCGGAGTTCTGCTTGAGTGAGCGTTGCTTGCCAGTGGCCCATTTAATAACTAGATACTTGTCCTTGGCATACAGCTCGTCTATATGCTCCTTAAACATCTTCATTGCGTGGTCTGAATTAACTATCCAGTGTTGACCTTCATTTATACTCATATCAAATATACCCAATGAATTCGATTCTTCCATCGTTGCCTTTTTCTCGCGCTTCTTGGATTAGTGCGTATTGCTCACGGTAATGCTTAGCAACGTCTTTGAGGTTCTTTTTATAATCTTTGGCAAGGCTAATGTTTTCTCGTTTCTCACGCAGAATACCAATAGCCTCTTCGCCAAGATGCGCCTCAGCCCATCGCTGAAAGTCGTCAGGATTACTACCTAGCTTCTGGTGACAACCAAAGCAATGAGCAAAGGCATTCATGGGATCAAAGCGTACAGCGTAAGCTCTGCGCCCAAAGTAATGACTACAATGAAGTCCTTGAGATCCTTCCTCATACTGTGTGCCGCAGGCTTCGCAGCGCCAGTTGGCTCGGGATCTCACGCACTTACTGAACATAGTATCTGCCGCAGTAATCTTCATTCACGCACCTTCAATACTAAGTAGCGTTTTGCTGCTTGATCAGAAAACTGCTTAACCTTGTATTTGGTTGGCTTATTGCGGCAGTAGCTAGAGATTGAATGATAGGCAGTGCGCATATCATCATAATCGTCAAATTGAAGAGCTTCAGTCTCAGAAATTTCGAGCCAACGCGCAACATACTTGCTGCGCGAAGGCGCTCTGTTAAGACCAGCTTCTTTTAGGTCAATAACTTTCATTAGAATGGTATATCCTCATTGCTAATTGGAGCTTCTGAAGCTGGAGCAGTGCTAAGAGGAGCAGCCCATTTTAGTGAAATGTATGGCTGGCCTCCGTCTTTGCTTTCATTTCTCCAACCTTTGAGGCTGATCTTTCCTGTCTTGTTAAGATTTACTGCGCCTTGCTCATATGCAGCAAGAAGCGATTTAAGAGCCTCTGGATCAATAGAGGCATAATAAGAGTCGTCATACTGGGACTTATTAACGCTTGTAAGCGTGGTAAATTGGTTGCTCATTTAGCTTCTCCGTTTCAGATTTAACGTAATTTGCTGCTTCAATTAAGATTGGCACAGCTTTTTCAATAAACTCATCATCTCGCTTTACCTCAACGATGAGAGGTTTTAGGTCTGGGTGATAGCTGAAAAAGAAGTAACGCTCTACTTCAAGCAGCCACATACTCAGTTGAACTTGTTGAACATACTCCACAGGCAGCTTCTTGCTACGCATATAACGAATATGGGTAGAGGCTCGTGGCGACTTAATCTCAACGCCTGTGTCAGTATCTAGTGAAAATAGGCCATCTGGCGAGCATCCTATGTCATAGTCGTCATGAAGGTGGAAGCCTACCTCTTTGACATCTACCTCCATAATTGCAGCAAATAGGTCTCTTGCTGAGCCTTCACGCTCGTTTCCTCTTTCCATGTCGGCATTCTTAAAGGTATCCACAGGCTTGCCTGTGAGCCTCTCAGCAATGACTTGGTTAAGGTAAGTATCACGAGTAGAAGATGCAGTCTTCTCTCCACGGCTAGTTACCAGTGACTTAAAGCTAGATGCAGTTATGCAACCAGCTCGCAGTGCCAGCCATTCGTCAGTGCCTTGCTGAACGTAGTAAACTCTCATAAGGCTGTCTCCAATTGATCAATCCTGCCTTGGATGATGTTGGCCTGATCATTAGTGATAACCCATGTCTTAGAGCCAACCTTTGATAAAGCAGCCTCTTCAGAAACATTAAGATCAGCAAGTTTTGCGCGAATCTTAGCAACAGTCTCATCAGTGGCAAGTTTTGGCTTTGGAGTAGACTTTTCACGCTTACCATTAGTAGCGAAATCTGCGTCATCATCTAACTTTGGATCGCTGACTAAAAATAAGCTGCATAAAATGTAACGCTTAGCGTAGGTATAACAGCCTCCAGTAGCTTGTGCGTGACGCTCTTTCTTATCAACAAGGCATTCTTGGCAGACTTCCTGACCGCTAGGCTCGTGCCGCATCCAGATGCGTACGCCAGCCTGATCCTCTTGATTGATGTCTTCAAAGTAAAAAAAGATGCTTTGCTCTGACAGGACTTTATAAACAGCAGGCAGCAAGTCTTCGAGCTTATGGTACTTATGACCATTAGCGAAGCCGTTGACTCCTGACTTTTTAGGTGAAGTGAAACTTGCTTGCGCCTTAAAAAACGCAGACCAAAAGTGAGATTTATCCATGAGTGACTCCCATCGCTCTGTAAGTGGAGATAGGAATCTAGCACGTTGTTAAGTTATTGTGCAAGCAAGTTTGAAAAAAGTTTTATAATTAGGTGTATTGGCGCACCTGAGAGCGAGGCTCGTGATGGGAGATACAAGATGCAGTAGGGAGATCTGCATTACGCCAATACATATTGTGTATTGTACAACACAATAATTAGGGTGTATATTGGCGATCCGGTGTGATAAATCCTGACCGTATAACTCATGGATTATGGCCTATGGGTAGCCTGAAACACCCAGATAGCGCAGTGTTCCGAGAGTGATGGGATCGCGCCCAACCAGCAGAGGAAGGGCGGCAAACCAGTTTAGCGGACACAGAGGTGGCTTGACGCAGCAATCACGGATGATAAAGCGTTCTGGCAATAGATACACTGCGGATCATGCTGAAACTAGGGACTAGGTGTCCCAAACCATCTAAATGACTTTTTTCTTCAAATAAGTGTGAAAGCTGTTGACGGCAAGTGTAATTACTGTAGAATGATTCACATGGAGTCGCACAACGCTGCTCATCTGACGGAAATAAATTATGGAAAATCAAATATATAACGCAAAATCGCTACTAAGCATCGCAAACTTCTGGGGAGAGGATATCACTCCAGAACAAGCAGTTTGGTTAGATACGGAAGTAAATTGCCTACCAAGAAACGAGCAGGAAAAGTTTCTTGATCTTTATCTTAGGAACGGATGTTAAACCAACCGCGCCTCTTCGGAGGCGCATAACCTTGATGGGAGAAAGATTATGTTTGACGTTTATTGTCCACATTGCGGCGAACCTTATGACCAAGACGTATTTCATGAGCCAGAGGCTTTTGATGCGCCAAAAGGCAGCTATAAGGCGTCTGCTGCGCTTTTCAGAGCTAACGGCTGCGGTATGTTCCAAGTTGATCCAGCGATCTGTACACGGCCTGTAGTGGAGACTCCTGAGCGTATGGAGTTAATTAAGGCTGGCATGAAGCTGAGCGAGCATCCAGATGAGTGGCTTATGTTCCTTTAGTCAAGGACAAATCAGCCGAAAAAACCTGTGAATTTGTCCGTAACTGCGGACAGATTTGCTATTTTTTTTATTTATTTTGTCCGTAATCTCTAAGTTGTTGAATGTTAAACGTATTTAACTTGTGTGATAAGTGTAAAAAAGTTGACATGGTGTGTAGTTTTGCTATGATGTGTACATGGAGAGGCGCGGTGCTTCTCACCAATGGGAGATACATTATGGATCAAGCAAAATTTGGAATTAGATTCACTATTAAC